TGCCGAAACAGGGCGTCGCTTCGAGTTTTGCGTTCGGCGTTGCATACGGCCAGATCAAAGGGATCATTGGCGCGCAGAATATCAGGAGCATATATACGTCGCCATCTAAGTGGAAAAAACACTTTGGCCTTTCGTCGGATAAGGAGCAGGCGCGCGCTACAGCAATAAATCGTTGGCCTGATAGCGCGCATTTTAGAAGGAAGAAAGATCACGGCAGAGCTGAAGCGGCATTGTTGGCTCTTTATGGTTCACAAATACTGAAATAGGAGAAAAACATGCAAACATATAAGTATTATGTATATTCAATTAATCCAATTGATTTTGGATGGGGGTTTTTTGTTAAAATTAAGGATTATATTGAAAAAAAATTTAAATACGACGCTAAAATTGTTAATGAAGTTTTGCACAAAGATTTAATTGAGTTTTCAGCCACATTGGCATGCGCTGATAATATTAGTTTCAATGAATTTATGAATAGCTTTAATTTTGCAATGTATGCTGCCAGAAGGGCCGGGTGGGACGGAGACTTTAGTGAGGAGCCCGTTTTAATACCAGTTGTTGATGATACAGAATGTAATTATGGGTTTATGTTTAAGCAAAACAATAATGGCAGCACTTTTGTTATATTGCCTCATCGTTGCTCAAGAATGGAAAAAATATCATATGCATCTAAACTAGTTGATGGATATAAATAAAAAAAGACCCCGACTGCAATCGGGGTCTAGGGAAGTCACCATTGGAAGTAACGCGCAATGCGTTTGCACTAGATATATAAGTCAATATTGAAATTGATGCAACATATAGTGTGACGCTGCGCCAACAAAGGCGTAGGAAAATGGAAATACCTTTTGATTTTGATGTTGAGTATTCATCGCCATCGCAATGGGCGCGCATGTATCGCTCGCTTGGGTGGCAAGTTGTTCCTGTTATGCTTCCATCAGAAGCAAAGCCAGGAAAAAGCAGCAAACAACCAATCGTAAAATGGGCGGAGCATGAGCGTGAACTCACGACAGATGAATTATTTAATAAGTGGTATGGGCCTGATGGTCTTTACTGCAAGCGCATTAACATGGGCATCGTTACCGGCGAGTGCTCACAGTGGTTATTTGTTATCGACCTCGACCTGCACAAAAACACGTTCCCTGCTATCTGGTGGCAGGGCATACACGACGATCACGCCGGAGGGATACTTCCTGAAACTCCACGCGCAACAACCGGTGGCGGCGGAAAGCATTACTTCTTTAGGGCTCCGCCGGGTTGGGTGCCGCCAACAATAAAGACACCGCAAGGGATCGACATCAGAGGCAGGGGCGGATTTGTTGTGTCAGCTCCCAGCTTACACGACAGCGGCGCAAATTATCTTTGGGATGAAGACGCAGAGCCCTGGAACGTCGAAGTCTCTGTTGCGCCAAATTGGCTATGCCAGGAGATCGATCGTCTCGTCTTAGAGAATGGCGGCAATTTGCCGCAGGGTGAAGTAACTGCCACCCGCAACTATGAGATCCTTCCGCCCCTTGGAAACAACGGGACGACCGGCATCGTCAAGAACGACTTCGGCGTCATCACTGACGGGCGCGAGAGCCAAATGGCCAAAATGGTCTTTGGCCGCATGTTGGACGAATACAGAAAAGATCCGACGTATCCAGATCCAAACCGCCTCCAGGCGATCGCGATCGATCTCTTCCGGCAATATGTTTCGCTCGTTAAGCCGCGCATCGACGACCCGATTGCGGAGAAGCATGATCTTCTAGAGCGCGAGGGTCGGGGCATTACGCTTTTTAGAGAAAAAGTTCATGCGTCTCTTAAAAAGTGGCACACAAAGATCAAGCAATATGCCGAAGCGGGTCCGCCGCCTAAGCATGCGCAGCTAGAGCACGCTGAAGAAAGAGGCGCAGAAGGCACCCTTCTGCCTGAAAAATCTGACGAAGAAGAGTTCAGGCTCCGGCCTGAGCAAATCGTCAAGATGATGCAGGACCCCAGCATCTTTCAGATCCTGACTATTCAGGACATTTATGATTTGCCGGACCCTCAGTATCTCATCAAGGATATCTTCATCGAGAATGGCCTAGCCTTCATCTACGGCGCGCCAGGATGCTGCAAGACCTTTATCACGCTAGACATGGCGCTCAGCATTGCTGCGGGCCTTCCTGAGTGGTGGGGCAAGACGATCGAGCGATCAGGCCCAGTCATCTACATCAGCTCTGAGGGAACGTCAGACATGAAGTTCCGCATCAAGGCATGGTGCGAGAAGCGTGGACTAGATGGCCCTCCACTGCCCTTCAGGCTGCTTCACGAGAGCATGAACTTCATGAACGAGGAAGACGTCCATAAACTCATTAGGACGGTCGACAAGGCCATTGAAGGCCTTCAGGGGGAGGTTCCTGTCCTGATCGTGGTTGACACCGTTTCACGCGTCCTGCCAGGCGCTGACGAGAACCTGCAAAAGGACATGACGCTTTTCATCAGAGCCTGCGACAAGATCAAGGCGCGCTTCAGCTGCTGCACGCTGGGCGTCCATCACACGGGCCGCCAAGGCGTCAATATGCGTGGCTCGACTGTCTTTGACGGTGCGGCAGACGCGTCAATCTTTGTCTCTAGAGAAGAGGGCGCAATGGAGGGCCAGATCTTCGCCAGGAAGATCAAGAGCGCGGCTGACGGCTGGACGTGGGACTTCGCTATAAACAAGTTCCCGCTGATCTCTGGGCACGCTTCTCTGATCGTTGAGAAGATCATCGACGAGCCACTGGAAGACGCAGTTAAGCCTGAGCAAGACGACTTCGGCGGAAAACAGGAAACAAACAAGATCCACGTCGGACTAAAAAAATGGGACCGCCAACTTTGCTTCAACATCCTGAACGCGCTTCAGGACGATTTCGAAGCGGGCAGAGGGTGGTGTGCGGCAAAGAATACATCGCGCAATTTCCGCTCAAACATGAAAGCGCTTTTCAAAATCGACGCCCATGACGCCGAAGCCATGATCGAGGATTGGTATGCCAAACGCATCATTGACGAGGATGACAACAAGAAAACCAAGACGCTCAGTTACAAGCTGGGAAGCAACTGGCTGCCCGATTTTAAGCGCCAAAAATACGACAGATGATGGCGGAAGTGAAAGCGGAAATGAAAATTTCACTTCCGCCAAATAAATTACTTCCGCCCTTAACTACTTGAAAACAAACCAACTATTTCACTTCCGCCAAATCACTTCCGCCAATTAGAAGGTCAACAAGTATATGAAGCAAAATCAAATACTTACGGGCGGAAGTAAAAGCGGAAGTGAACGCCAGATATACGTTAGTATATCTGTCTTCGCGGGGCGCTCCCTTTGGGTCGCGCGCCCGCTCAGGAACTACTGGTTGGTTGACAGAAATTTTCTTTGTTGAAAGCGTGTTTGATGGAGGGTGATTTGGGAAAAGGGGAAAAGGTCACGGCGGTCGACTGGCGCGAGCTAGGAGGCAGGCGATACAAAATCCGGTCGGACGAAGTGACGATCGACCGGTGGGACGATTGGGAGCTGAACGAGCTAACCAGTTTGTCTGAGGGGGATTGGGTGACGATCCGATTGTTGGACGCGAAGGATGGCGATCGGGTAGATGGAGACGGCGTAATCGCCACCCGTAAGAGATCCTACCAGTTGGGATACAACAAGGCGCAGGGGCGCATGGCGCGCAACATCCAGATCAAGGTTCTGGAGCGGTGCTACCCTGGCGTCGTTGAGTGGATCGTATCGATATTGAAGGAGAAGAAGCAGTGATACCGATAGCGCCAGTCGTTTTATTTGTGATCCACATAGGCGGGGCGACCTTTGTGCCGTTCTACGACTATCAAGCCTGCGAGAAGGCGAAAGTGGAGTTGAGGAAGCTCGACAAAAGCATCGTTACAAAATGCGTTTTGACCAGGACGGAGAAGGAGCCGCAGCTATGAGCGACATCGTAGAACGGCTGCTTAATCGCGCAGCAAACGCCGTGATTATTAAAGAAAAGCCAAACCTGTATTATGACGCAGCCAATCAGATTGAACGCCTCCGCGCAGAGAATGAGAAGTTCTTCAACCAAGCTGAGATGAACGCTAGGCTGCTAACTGAGAACACAGACCTCCGCGCTGAACTTAAATTGTCCGAAGATATGCTGCGTAGTCAGGCAAAATCAATTGAAAAGTTAGTATCTCGCATAGAGTATTCGGAAGAAGCGTATGTTCGTTTAGATGCGTCAATGAATAGACTTAAAGCAGCCTTTCGCATCAACATGCTTCGTGCTTTTCCAAGCATGTCGCATGAGGAAATAGATGCTGAGATTGCCGCCGCTATTCGGGAGAGTGGGGAATAAAATGGCAGAGATAGATAATTTTAGGCGTAAGGAAATATCGCAAAGAGCCCTTGAGCTTCATGAGAAGGGTCTCGACAACAAAACGATTGGCTTGCGTTTGGGCATATCAACAGATGGCGCACGCATTAGGATTAAGTATTGGAAAGCAATACGCGCGGGCTACTCGCCAAGCGATGCAAATAAAATCTCGCTGGGTAAATTGAAGGATACAAAAAATGTCGGATAAATTATTTGTTCCAGCCTACTGGCCATTTTTCAAAACGCATGAGCTGAGAAGGTTCGACTACACGGCGACAGACGCGCCTCCTTTTACGAGCGTCTTTAGTTACGACGTCGGAAGCGACAGCATGCTTTACAATAATTACGATAGTGCGGGAACTTGGCTCAATAAATGGTATTATAGATATAACCCAGGATTTGGGGTTGCTGAGTGGAGAGACGACTACCCAAAAAATAAAAAAGTAGTATTAAATCCTCCGATAGGATGGGGAGAGTTCCAAGATGTCGGTAGTGTATACCAAAACAAACCGAAATTTGACTTTTTCCGAAGCTGGCCGCCTGCTAACAGTTCCGGCGATCAAATCGTGGTCTTTGAGCAGCATCTCTCATCTTTTACTGCTAGTGCTGTTACATACACTGACGTAATCCAGTTTAGCTATCTTCAATCATGGGATGGCAAGCCTGCGACGGGAGCCAGATACTGGATGGCTTTAGGCGTTGGTCCAGTCGCGACAAGCTTTCTGACGCAAGATCCGCAAGACCCAAAGAAGATCACAGAAAGCGTTCAGTGGCGCGCGAAGGTTAGTCGCTACAATGTTTAGCTTCTTTCACAGAACGCCAGTTATTTATCTGGATTGTTTTACCAATGCGTATCACGCGTATAAGTTCACGCCGATCGTCAAGGCGTCAAAAGCCATTCCGCAATGGTGGCGAAACACTGCGCCCGGAACAACTGATTTTGATTTTGTAACTTTCCAGCATCCGACAAGAAATAGAAACGTTAGAACGTGCTACGGATTTATTGAGCTGTATAAAAGAGGATGCATTGTCGAGAGCTGGTCAGATTTTGTTTTAAAAAACGTAGACGGAAAATGCACAGCTTTTTATTCTGCCGGTCCGCAAGTTAGCACGCAAACATTAAATGAAAGAGGCGGAAGCTTTAGGGACTATACGCATCTCAAGCTCGTCAACCCGTGGCGCTTTAAAGAAAAGACCGGCGTGCAATTTCATTGCAGCGCAGCTTGGTGGAGCTTGGAGGGAAAGAACTTCATTATGCCGCCAGGCATTCTTGCTTTTGATTTTAACAATGCGGCTCACGTTAATATCTTGGTGCCAAAGAAAGCAGAGGCGCAGCAAATCAGACTGGGTCAGCCCTTAATGCATCTTATTCCTTTGAGCGATGGAAGGCTGGAGATAAAAAATCATTTTATTGACAGAGAAGATATCGATAGAGAGTTTTATTCTTTGAAGTCTTTTTACGGATGGAGAGCGATAAAGAATTTAATGAACAGAAACAAAGAACGAGAGAGATGTCCTTTTAAGGAGTAATTGATATATGAAGCATCACATAGACTACGCGGCTTATGGTCCGACAGAGGGACGAAAGTTCACTAAGTCAATTCTTAGCAACTTGCCGCATGATAAAATATTAGACGTTGGTTGTGGTGCCGGAACTTACACAAGGATGTTCCCGCAATCATCATGGACGGCTATAGAAATATGGGAGCCATATGTTGATCGCCACAGCCTGAAATCTCTTTATGATGAAATTATCATTGAAGATGTCAGGCTACTTGATTTTTCAAAGCTGCCTAGATTTGATGTTGCAATAGCCGGAGACGTCTTGGAGCATATGACGGCAGAGGAGGCATTAGACGTTTTTAATAAGTTAAGGTCTGTCGCCAATATTGTTGTCATCAGCATGCCCGTGATTTACTTTCCGTATAAGCCAGTCTTTGGCAATCCGTATCAGGAGCATATTGTTGATGACTGGGATGATAAGAAAATAAGAAAGGCTTTTGGCGAGCCAACGTGGGGTCACGTAGACGGCCAAACTGGAGTTTATATATATCGGACTGGAGATTGATATGGCATACAAACCAAAAAAGAAACCGCAAGCAGATAAAGGAATACCAGTCTCAACGCGTCCTACATTTCCTTGGCAACAAACGCCAGGCATGTATCTGGCGGGTAAAGAGTGGATCGATGAAGTTGATCTCTTACAAATAGAACTTGAGAAGAAGTGGGGCAGAGATCGCTTGCGCCTTCTTGTTGATGTCTCGACAAGAGAAAAATTCGATCGTCAGCGCTATCTTTACAGGCAAGCTTTATGCGAGGGTCAGTTAGAGGACGTAAAGCGCGAAGCTGAGCGCATGATTAAAGCTTTAAGAAAAGTAGATAAGCTGGCGCAAGAGACAGGCAAGAAACCAATTGATCCGACAGTGTGGGAAGTGAGATTAGAAAATGGAACTGTGGCTGCTATTGTCAAAGAGCCTGACGCTATTGATCGTGTTATTGATGACGGTAGATATGTGATCGTTTACACATTAGAAGAGCTTGGCAAATTAATATCAGCTGATAGCTTTGTCTTGACGGCCAAAGAGATCTTCCCAGGGGCTGAAATTGTAAAAGTAAATATGAAAATAAACGATCCGTTTAATGCAATGGCTGGAATTGATGAAGACGGTATCTTTGATGTAAAAGCTCCAATCGATGACGTATTAGGTTTTGAGGATCTCAATGACGAAATACCTTTTTGATAAAGAGCCGTTTAAAATTGAGGCAGTCACAAGAATTGTTTTTGCTACGCCTCAATTTGTTGCTCACGCAGAAATAGAAACAGATCCGTCAACAATGCGTGCAGGAGCGCCAGGTAAGAGGAAGGTCCCAATGTCCTTGCCTCGTGTGCGCTTCTTAGAGCGCCCAGAAGTAAAAATAAAAAAGGCCCGGTAGATCCGGGCCTCTTACTTTTAAACGACAGCCATAGAGGCTTCTTCTTTTAATTCTGAACACACAATTTCGAGCAGCCAGTCTCGATCGATTGCTCCCTCCGCAAGTCCATGAATTAAGATAGCAACAAGGCGTGGAACTGGATGCGTTCCCGATAGCCAAAACGTAACCTGACGCGGTGTCTTACCTGTAATGGTTGCAAGGTCATTGTTAGACAGGCCTTGCAACGCCATTGCTTTTTTAAGATCTAAAGGGGACATAGTCGTCGCGCTCCTGGTCGTGCCTCGTTAAGTGCTTTGTTGAAATTCTCGATATAATTAAAAACATCGAGTTCAGTCCAGTTAGGAGACGTGCAAAGAATGTCTCGCCTTGTCATCTGACAAAATACACGCCACAGCGTTGGGTTTACTTCCCAGCAAGGCTCAAGTGAAAGTTCCATATCAATCTCCCTCACAATTCTTCGATCTTATCAATGAACCAGTGATACTTGCCAACGTTCCAGCCAATCTTGTTGTTGGGCTTCATAGCTAACAAATGAAAAGTAAATTTGCTGTAAAGATCAGCGTCTTCATCGTCGCCTTCATCAGCCATACTATCTAAGACCCAAAGCAAATGGTCACGAGCCTCGTGCCAGTCTGCGCTTTCAACGGGTTCAGCGTCTGGCAAATAACCTGGGATGTTGTATCCTGCGAGCCACATATCAATCTCCATCTTTCTTGCCGTTAATAAAAGCAGAATGGCTTTCTGCAATTTCCTGCGTGCCATAATAAAATATAAAGCTATCTAACGTGTCATCATAAAATTTAGTTCTTGTTTTTTTATGATCGGCTCCAAGCCAACCATATTTATACGCGCGTATGCGCAATTGTTTTTTCTTATCTTGATAAACCTGATAGCCAAAAGATAAGTCACCGTGATGCGATGGGCTTTTGGTGAAATAAACATCACCGCCGCCTTGCTTCTTATTGCCAGCAACAAAAGCTGCCGCAAAATCCATTGCCTCAAAGCGCGTGCCGCCCCATGCATACGGAAAGGCGTTTGCTAAAAATTCAGCTGCGCCTTCTTCGTATCCATCCCAATGCTTGTAGACGTGAAAATTATGATACGCATCTTTGAACGAGTATACTGCGCGCGTGCCCATATCAATCTCCATATTTAATTGTGTTGCGAACAAAAACAGCGCCAAGCGTCATGTCATACACGCCAAAGAAAATTGTTGTCGCGTTGTCAAAATAAACGCCCATGCAAAAAATCATTGCGCCAATGACAAGCAAGTCGCCGGAAAAAAGAAAAGGCAGCCCCGCGATATACAGGGCTGCCAATTTTTGTTTGACGCGCATTAGGCCGCGAGCTTGGTCGACGCCTTGACGCGGATCGTGGTGATCAGCGCCACGCTGTTGCATGCAGCGATCTGCGCAGGCGTGAGGATCTCTTTGACTTTTTTCTGGTCAAGCGTTGAGCGCTCTGACAAGCCAACGGTGACAGTAAAGTGGTCGCCGACGATTTCTTCGACGCCAAGCTCTTTGATCTCTGTTTTGAGTTCTTCGAGCTTTTTAGCCCAAGCGTCAGCTTCAGCTTTGATTTGAGCGTAGCGGTCAGCGAGAGAAGCGAAGTTAGACATATCAATCTCCATACAGTGTGTGTTTCAATGAAATAACTTCTAGCAGAAGTTACTTCCTATTACAACCCCCTCAAATAAAAAAAGTGAAAAATATTTTGTGGCTGCGAAGCTCTTTCGAGCATTCGCAGAATGCGAGCAAGCCCCTCAGTGAGGGACCACTACTTCGATCAGAGATGCCTTTGCGCGGGTCGCCGCGACGTAGCAGAGATTGTTTTCCTGCTCTAGCTGCCAGTCCTGCGTTGCGTATGGGCTAGGAAGCGTATTGGCGCGATCCAGCCAGTAAACGGTCTCCCACTCGCGGCCCTTTGATTTGTGGATCGTGGAGAGCACCAGCATGTTGTCGACGTTATCCTCGAAGAGGCCATTGATATGCTCAACAACCGCAGGGATGCTGTCCTTGCCCTCTTTACGGCATTGCTCAGTGATCACGCGCATCGTTGCAGCCTGGTCGGCAATCTGCTGAGCCATCGCGCCATTGCCCTTAGCCTTAGCGCGAACGATCTGACCCTCTGACCATTTGGCGACAGCCGTCTCCAGGCCATGCAGCGTCTTAACCGTCTTCCACTTGGTTGCGAGCTTCACAAGGCCTTTGCCAATGTCGCGGCCCTCTACCCGGCAAGCGATGTTTGAGCGGATCAGCTCGAAAGCCAGAGCCACAAGCGGCTTGGTATTGCGGCAGAGGATCGCAGCCGTGCCATCAAGATCATTGCGGTCAAAGATGTCATCGCGAACGATAACGCTCGTGGAGCCCTCTGGAGCGCTTTCGTGGGCCTGTATGTGGCTAACCCAGCGGTGGGCTACCTTAACGACGCTCTTAGGGCAGCGGTAGGTCACCGTGAGGGGCATGTCGACGGCATTGAAGTCAGCCTTGATCAGATCGAGCGCATTGGCGTCAGCGCCAGTAAATCCGTAAATCGCCTGACGACGATCGCCGACAGCCACAACGCGACCGCCTGGAGCCAGGATTGCCTTCACGAGAGCGCGACGAGCTGGGTTGGTGTCCTGAGCCTCGTCAACGAAAACCCAAGGATAGGTCCAGAAGCGGAGCTTCAGGAGGACAGGCAGGTAGACCATATCATCGAAGTCGACGACATCAGTTGTGGTGTTTGAAAGCTTGAGCACTGCGATAGCAGCCTCGACGATCTCAGCCACGCGGTTTTGAGCTTCCTCCTCCTCGTTACCCAGGATGTCGAAGTGCTCGATGATGTCATACCATTTGGACGTGTCATCGATCGAGCCAAAGACGCCAAGAGCGCGCTGCTTCGCGAGCGAGACAAGATCCGCAACGATCGAGGAGAACATGCGAACTGGGTGCTGTGGGGCAGCCTTCTCGCCAAGCTTCACGAGGATGTCGGTAACCTTGCCGCCGTTGACCTGGACCTTGGGGAAAGCTTTTTTGTAAGCGCCAAGACCAAAGCCATGAACCGTATTGGCGTTAGCCTTCTTCCAGTCAATGCCGCGCTTTTTTAGCTTAGCCTTGATCTCGTCAGCAATCTTGCGGTTATAGGCCAGGAGCGCAACGGAACCCTGCGTGCGCTCGACTGCCTCAATTAACGTCGTTGTCTTGCCAGCTCCAGCGACAGCCTCAAGAACGCATGAGCCTGAGCCTTTGACGACCCAGTCAAGGAAAGCAGCCTGCTGGGGCGATGCGACAAATTTTGACATATCAATCTCCATAAAAATAAAGGGGAGCAAATCAGCTCCCCTCCTTCGTATAGAAGTTACTTCTACCTGTCAAGCGTCTTTCATCCAGGATAGCTTGGGCAGTGTAACGGGCTTTTCTTTTGCCCTGCGACGGGCCTGACCAAACATGGTCTTGAGCTTTACCCGATCCTGGACGTCATCCGCCCAGGCCAAGCGATTAATGCGATCAGCAAGCGTCTCAGGGTTCTTTTGTGTGGTTGGTTGTTTTACTAACATATCGATCTCCATCTGTGATTTCGCTTAATTCTAATTGCGCTTGGATATATTTGTTCAACTCGTTTTGTATTGTCTGCGCGTGCTCCATACTATCTGGAGATCGCCATAGCTTTTCAGCAGCTTCTTTAATTAGTCCAATTGATCTACATCGCACATATTTTAGATGATCAATGTAAATGTTTTCGTCTTGTGTCATGCTTGCTGCTCGTCTTTTGATTTGTCTCTTAAATTGCGTAAGCTTCTTCTCAAGTCTCCTATGCGCCAGTGATAGATTTGAGCAAACGGAATAACCAACTTGCCGGTGTGACCGTATATGATGATCAATTCCGTATTGCTCGTGATCTTCATGCCAAGCTCTTCGTATTCAAGAAGCATTTTCATGAAGGACGTTAGTTTCATTTTACTACTCGTATTTTGATGCAAGCTCGTTTGCGCCTGCAAGGATTTGATCCATCTCTTCACTATCAGTGTGGTCGCATATTACGTCGTAGCCATCGTTTCCGTAAACTAGAAAAACAAAACCAACGCGTTTGCCAGGCCAATCTTTTGGGTCTGAAAAAATTAGCTGCTCTTCGTCGCATTGACGAATTTCGTCCATTATATCACTGACAGCTTTTTCGCGATCATCGCTTGGATGCACAGTGATCGTCGCCTCCTCGCCATTGTGGTGCATGACAACGTAACCAAAATCCAGGGCATCCTGGATAATAGTCTTGACGATAGAGCGCTCGATGCGTGCAATGTTCTCAATGTTCATATCAATCTCCATATTTTTCTACATATTCAACAGCGCAGCGATATCCCAAAACCTTAAACGCGTCGTCAATCAGCGTGTCATACACCTCTGGAGCGGCAGAGGCTGGTCGCAGTTCCCGCCAAAGCTTGATCAGCTCTTTTATGAGCATGTCTGAGTATTCGTGCAGGTGGCTGCCTGGGATAGGCTTCGTCAGCTTGGTCATATCAATCTCCATATCCAAATCACTAGACCTCGATCCATACAGGAAGTTACTTCTATGGTCAAGGGCCTTGATTTGATCTTTTTAAAATCGTTAGCCATGTTCCTGATTTGGGGTCATGGGGCAGCTTGACATGGATGAGGGGCTTATCAATGCTATTGCGGCTGGGCTGTGTTCATTCACGGTCGGCACAGATCGAGATCAGGATGGATATGGACGTATAGCCCTTAGAGAACACACCGCTCCCTGCGAGCAGCAGTGCGACTATTGCCAGCTGAAAGCCAAATATCTGGCCGAATGCATCTCAAATTACCTTGGAGAGACTAATGACCAATAACCAGTTGCAAACGATCGTTCAGCGTATCGAGAAACTTGAGGAAGAAAAGGCAGCCATTGCCTCCGACATCAAAGACGTTTTCTCTGAAGCCAAGAGCAACGGCTTCGATACTAAGATACTTAAAAAGGTCCTGGCTTTGCGCAAACAAGATGCCGCAGAGCGCATGACTGAACAAGCGATCCTCGCTACCTATATGGAAGCTTTGGGCATGCTGGCAGATACGCCGCTTGGTCAGGCAGCGATGAAATCAGTTGCCGCTCCAGCTTCAAAAAAAGCGCCGCTGCCCCCACTTGATGACGAAGATGATGATGACTTTTAATCAGTAAACAATTAGATCGGGATATGTTACAATGTCCCGGTCTTTTATGTGAGTTGAGATATGAGTGAAAAAGAAACAGTGAAGCGTCCAGTTGGACGGCCAACTAAATACAAGCCTGAGTATTGCGAGCGAATTATCGAGCTTGGAAAGCAAGGTTACAGCTACGCAGAGATCGCGGCTGACTTAGAAGTTGATAAGGCGTCGCTCTATGATTGGGCCGCCGCCCACGAAGATTTTTCCACTGCCTTACGCGCGGCCAAGACGTATGAGCAAGCGTGGTTTGAGCGTGAAGCCCGTTCAAACATGAAGAACCGCGACTTCAACGCGAACCTTTGGTATCGCTCAGCTGCTTCACGTTTCCGCGAAGATTACACTGAACGCAAGGAGACGCAGGTCACCGGAGCGAACGGCGGACCAGTGCAAGTTCAGTCACAGGTCGTCGACGCAAAGACGCTTGACGCAGATCAGCGTGAAGCATTGCGCGCCATATTGATGGCGGCGAAAGAAGGAGCGAGATGACAGAAGTAGAGCGCGAAGATCTCATGGAGTTCGTCATCGATGAGGTAAAAAATATTTTAAACGAAAACATGGGCGATGATGTAGAAGGCAAGATGCAGGTTCTCGCGAGCATTTCTGTTCAGATCTTGATAAACGATATGTTTGGCCGCGATGAGGCATTTGATCTTTTGGGTAAGTTCAGCACAGCTATTATCGCTGGGCTTAAATATGCTGATGAACATGGTCACACAACATGGGTGAGCGGACCGGGTAATTGATATGGATGATTTTGAAGGCGCGCGCTTATACAATTTATTCCCTGAGCGCGTCGTCGCCGTTTGTCTTCAGCGCGACGTCACGCAAGCAGAAATCGATCACGCAATAGGGTCAATAGGCGCGCGCGGCATAAACGTTCTTGATGCAGACGTTATGAAAGATCTGCGCGAGTTCATTTGCAACGAGCTGGATCGATACATGCGCAACGTCATTGCGCCTCGCAATGAAGTCAGCTTGCGTTTGACAATGTCTTGGTCTTCGAGCGCGCGCGACGAACACATCATGCGCCGAAACAATAGCTACGTCTCTGGCATGTTCTTTCTCGACGCGGACAAGAACGCTGAAGACGTCATCGAGTTCTTCAAGCCGCAGGATGGCGGGCATCTCTACATTCCGACTTATTCGCCAAACGCCGCCAACATGCCAATGTGCAGCATAGGAACGGACAAAGGTTATTTGTTTTTGTTTTCGTCATTGCTTGCGCATCGCGCGACAGCCAAAGGAACATATATCGCCTTCAATACGTTTCCGACGGGATGGATCGGAGACGCAGGCGAGCCTGATAGTTTCTGGGTGTAACAATGGGCGCGCTGCTTAAACTTGATCATCAGACAACGATAGACGTTGAGCAGCAGCTGATTGAGCTTGATCGCGAAGACTGCAAAGACCTGGTCAACTTCATCAGACTTTCGTGGCATATCATCGAGCCAGGAGACGGAGCGGAATACGTTCACGGCTGGCATATCGATTACATTGCGGAACACTTGATGGCTTTGAGCGAAGGCGTCGAGTTCGATGACGGATCTTTATATAACCGCCTGATGATTGCGGTCCCGCCGGGATCGATGAAATCGCTTATGGTGAATGTTTTCCTGCCTGCGTATGAATGGGGCCCAATGAACAAGCCTAACTTGCGATACATCTGTGTGTCGCACAGTCAGGAGCTTGCGATACGCGACGGCATTAAAATGCGCAGGCTTGTGGAGAGCGATTGGTATAAAGATCGTTGGCCGCATGTCGTCTTGCAGAAAGATCAGAACCAGAAACAGAAGTTCGAGAACACGGCGATGGGCTTTCGCCAGTGCTGCGCCATCAACTCAATAACTGGTGCCCGTGCTGATAGAATTATATGCGACGATTTATTGTCGGTCTCTGACGCAGCGTCGCAACAAATACGCGACACAACCAATCAGCAGTTCTTTGAAGCAATACCAACGCGCCTTGTGTCGCCGAAAAAGTCCGCCATCATTGTCATCCAGCAAAGGTTGGCGGAAGACGACATCATTGGGTCGATCATCAGTAGGCAGCTGCCTTACGATTACCTGATGCTTCCTATGCGCTATGATCCTGCGCGAGCTGAGCCATCAATGCTTGGGCTTGCAGATCCTCGTAAAAGAGAAGGCGAGCTTTTGTTCCCCGATCGCTTTCCGATTGACGTTGTCGAGCGTGATGAAGAGATCATGGGCAAGTGGGCGACAGCGGCTCAGTTCCAGCAGTCACCAGAGCCGCGTGGAGGCGGCATTATCCAGCGTGACTTCTGGCAGGAATGGAAGCATCCAAACTTCCCGCCGTTTGATTACATCCTGGCGTCGCTCGATACTGCCTACACAACCAAGACAGAAAACGATCCAAGCGCGATGACGGTTTGGGGCGTCTGGTCTGGCGGCGATCAGACCGCGCAAGTGACGCGCTCCTATTCGCCTGACGGCGCGATGGCTCAGCTAGAAAGAACCTACACGAAAGAGCATCCCAAGTGCATGCTCATGAACGCGTGGTCGGAACGCCTGGAGCTGCATGAGCTTGTGGAGCGCGTGCGCGAGACCATGCTTGATTACGGCGTCGACAAGCTGCTCGTTGAAAACAAGGCAAGCGGATACAGCGTTGCGCAAGAGCTGCGTCGGGTTTATGGTTACGATGATTTTGGCGTTCAGCTCGTAGATCCAAAGGGGCAGGATAAGTTGGCGCGCCTTTATTCCATTCAGCATTTATTCTCTGAAGGACTAATCTATGCCCCTAACAGATCTTTCGCAGATCTCGTCATAAACCAAGCAGCGCAGTTCCCCAAAGGAAAGCATGACGATCTTGTCGACACGACAAGCATGGCGCTGCGCCATCTGCGCGACATTGGACTGCTCGTCAGAGGCAGCGAGTGGACGGCGGAACTCGATCAAAGTAGGGTGCATCACGGCGCTGCGCCGCCTCCGCTCTATCCAGTATAGCAAAGAGATCAGAATGATTTTCGCTAATGCCATTGTCGACGTCATCCATCAGGCGTCGCCCGTTTCAAAGGAACTTAGTCGGTTCCGGGTTGAGGTCTGGGGCAAGTCCCCGCATGATTATGTCCGCGTCTATGAGATTGCCGCCAGAGATGATAATATGGCCGCGCGCGAGGGGCTTGACCGTTTCGTTAAGGACATTGAGAAGCTGTTAGCAGAACAAGGCGATTAAACATGCCAATGACACCGGGGCTTTCACCAAACATCCGCATGCAGCAGGAGGAGCCCCCGGAGGGTCTCGCGTCTGCTGAAGACGTCATGGTTGAGATCGAAGAAGGCGCGCCCAAGCACCAGACAGACGACAAAGGCAATATCGTGCGCATCGAGCACGAAGACGGCTCCGTCAGTATCTCTCTTGATGGACGCCCGGTCGACGAGGCGTCAGACGCAGAGCGCGCCGCAAATTGGTTTGGCAATCTGGTCGAAGACATTGACCAGGGCTCTTTGAACATGATCGCCGACGACCTATTGCGCGGCGTGCAGGAC